GTGTTTGCCAACCCTGCTTCAGAAAACCTAAAAGAGGAATACTACAACTACTCTTACAGAACTGGGACTGATAAGCCTATAGATTCTTGGAACCACTTACAAGATGCCTTCAGGTATGCTATTACATCCCTACAAGACGGTCCGAGATACGCAGTTATGGGCAGATCTAAGCCCATTGGAGAACCAATCTGAGGTAGAGATATATAATAATAAACGACGATGGAAAATTGGAAAGTAATAGAGCAGTTCCCAAACTATGAATGTTCGGACTTAGGTAACTTCAGAAGATGCAAAGCCGGCAAAGGCACTGTGGCGGGCAAACTCCGCAGAACATATAAGAACCCAGTAACTGGTTACCACTCTGTTACCTTAGGCAATCCCCAAAGACCTGAACTTGCCAGAACACAATCTGCACACAAGGTGTTAGCAGCTACTTGGCTACCTAACCCAGATAATCTTCCTCATGTAGGTTTTAAAGATGCAGACAGAGATAACCTGGCTATTACAAATCTGTTCTGGCACGAGCCATTCGAATGCTCTATTAACTACTCTATTATTGTAGAAAAGGTGGGCACACCAATTGTGCATATTGGGCTAAGTCTTGCTAAAGCAGCAGAGATAACTCTCATTCATGCCACTAAGATTAGGCATGCTATAGAAACCGGGCAGGAACCAATTATCGAGGGCTGGAAGATATCTGGAAAGAAACTTCGATAAATCCCCACTTCAGTATACTTATAACAAAACACTTTATGTCGGATATCATTTCATACAAACAAGTAGTAGAGCAATTCGAACAGATTGCTTTATCCCACATGGCTGTTAAGCAATTTCAGTTCGGTATGGAAACCGACGTAGATGTGCAAACAGATGTTCACCCGTTCCAAAGATTCCCATTGGTATTCTTGGTTCCCCGTTTGTCTTCTTTGGATAGATTCGGTAGAACAGTGTTAGGCTTCTCTATGATCGTAGCAGACATTGCTAAAGACAACGTAGAAGATCTACAGATTAATCGCTACAATAGCACGTTCTCTATAGCCCAAGATCTACTAAGTAAAATTATCTTAACCCCGTGGACTGAGGTAGACATGTTTGTAGAAACCCCAATAAGCCTAAGCCCCTTTCAAGAGGCCTATAATAATAATTTAACGGGGTGGTCTGCCGAACTGGATGTAATAGTTAAGTCACCATTTAATCTTTGTGACGCCGCGTTTATATAATGAAAATACCTACCGAAATAAAAATGGCTATGGACAAGGCAAGCAGAATAATTGCTATTGCCTTAAAGAATCAAGCACCCGTAGCTAAAGAAGGTAGGGACCGGGGCGATCTTAAAAAGAGTGTTAAGGTAATACCAAGATACTCATCGACATCCGATTTCGGGTTTATTGTAGAGGCGGATGGTTACGGGGTTTACTTAGATATGGGAACAGGCAGATATGCTGCTAAAGATAGAAAGCCTTGGGATCCTAACCCGGGCAAAGGAGACGACGGAATAAAACCCAGATTCTGGTTAACTATTCCTCCCCGTGTCTTAAAAGCTACAAATGTTTTAATCACAGGAGCTATTAAGAAATACTTACAAAGACAATTTAAATGAACAACCAAAAAATAACATTCACACTTAGAGGTCAGGACTATGTTATAGGAACTGTTACTCTCCGACAGTATTACGAGATCTATTCTGATATCGACAGAGATGACTTAGATGCACACTTTGCTATTGCCTCTGCACTATCTGGTTGCGAAGTTAAATTGCTTAGAGAACTTAAGACAGATAACTGGAAGATGCTATGGGCGAGTATAGTAGGCATGCTTAACTTTTACTTTACCCAAGATATCCAACAGATCTCTCAGGAGTTTACTTTCAATGGTGTTAAGTATGGTCTGGTAAACATGAACGATATGACCATTGGTGAATTTGCAGACTTAGATGTCTTGGCAAATTCTGAAGACCTACACCTAAAGTATCACAAGGTCCTTGCTATTCTTTATCGCCCTATAATCAAGAAGAACGTATTTACTAAGGATATTGTTCCCTACAATGAGATTAACTACGACGAACAGTGCGAGATTTTCAAAGAGTTACCACTCCAATATGTTAAGTCAGCGATAAGTTTTTTTTTGCGTTTCGCGAATCGATCTTTCGAGAATATCGTAACCTATTTGCTGAATCTAACGGAGGAGATGAACCTGTCCGAGGTAGAAAGCAAAGCAATGAGAAATATGGCGTTAGGGTTGCAAGAAACTGGTGGATCCTTATTAACACCCTTGCAGCTGAAGACCCCACAAGATTTCATAAAGCTACCAACCTTAGGATCAGAGAAGGCTTCAACTGGCTCGCGTGGAAACAAGACCAAATTAAAAAAGAGCGAGAAGCAATAAAGCAAATCAAACAAAACATAAGATGATTACTGCAGTAAATTTCAAACCCCATTACTGGTCTCCAGCGTATAACCCAATAGTGTATTCGTGCACATCAAGTTTAGCCAGTTCAACAGATATGGTTTACGTCTTCGAGGTCTATATCAACGGTGCCACAGGTCCTAATGCAACTATTAGACAAAGACCTAATCCTACTGGGGTAGGCATGTTAGACATCTCGTCTATTCTCCAACCCTATATTGATCTAACTCTTTATTCAGTAGAAAATGACTACTATCCTACTATGTTTGGTAATTCAGCAAACATCTTGGCTACTGTAGATATTTTAGTAGGCGAACAATACGAGGATAACACTGGTGCTATTGTAACTGAAGATGGGTATGGTAACATTGGCGTTCCCCAATTCCCATTAGGTAATGAAGAAGGTGCTGGTTCTACAGTTTTGGTAATCCCCGCTGCTTTACCATATCAAACCGCTATTAACAATATGGCATCAACCACAAACTATGTTTTCTGGTCTGATTACATTATGGATACTAATGGTAAGTTTTTATCGCAAGATACAACTACAAGATACGTTTACAACTATGACTACAGCACGCTATCGTTCTTAAACTGGAACGAACTGGGTTCATCTTTTAATTACGCAGTTCAATTGATCCAATACAAACAATACAACTCTGCTGGCACTCTTCTTAGAACGGACAATGTTCAGAACTTAATTTCTGCAGGTGGTGGTCCACAGACAACTGCTGCTTATACATCTCAGGTTTTCAACCAGGCAACTACACAGTTAACTGTTAAGACTGGTCCGGAGAATTTAAGGACTCACGGCATTTGGGACAACAATACGTCTTACTACACCGTTCAGGCGTTTGTAAAGTCATCTGCCACTACTTCAACCTCGCCCGGAACTGCAGCGTCGGAACTCATAACATACAGAGTTCAACCTGACTGTAACTACTTATACCCCAGAGTTCGTGTGTCTTGGTTGAACGAATTAGGCGGACGTGATTACTGGAACTTCACAATGTTTTACCAAAAGGTAACTAACTCTCCGGGTTCAGAATATTTCCAAACCCCATTAAACTGGTCGGGCACAAGACCTGTAGCAGTTAACGGCATCGATAGCAACTTATCGCCTAACTATATGAGAGGCGGGTCTAAATCATTTAACAAGACTGTAACAGAAACAATGGAGATACAGAGTGACTGGTTAACCCAAGACCAATTAGACTTCTTAGGATACATTTCACAGTCTCCAGACATTTTGGTTTATGTAGGAGATACACCTACCCCACTAACAATAAAAAGTCTCACCGTTGATTACGCCTATAGGTTAGTTAAACAAGTTAAGTTAACCCAAGCAACTTACAGTTTACAATACACCAAGGTTCAACAAAAGCAAAATCAATAATGCAATACGTTCAACTTTATGCCTTAGATCAGGGTGCAACTGGATACGCAGGATACGTCGAGTTAGACTTATACCCTCAGGAACCAATTAAGATAACTAAATCGGTTTTATCCGTCGACGATATTACTGTTAACAAGTCTGCTTTCAGTAGAACCTTTAGGGTTCCGCATACAACGCCCAATGGTATATTTTTTAAGTCGGTGTTTAATGTTAACGCAATAGACTTCAATGCAACCAGGAGAACTGCTGCTTACATTCTGGTAGATGGTGCATCGTTCGAGGTGGGCAATATCCAGTTAATGAATATTGTCAGAAACGATTCTACGGGCAAAATAGAATACGAGATTACCTTTTTAGGCACTACGTCTGCATTTGCTACTGAGGTAGGTCCCAGAGATTTATCTGCTTTAGATCTGTCTAACTTGTCACACAGTTATACCTATGCAAACATCATAAAATCGTGGTCACCAGGTGCTATGGGTTTGCTAAACGGTGACATCGTTTATCCCTTAGCAGAATATGGTTACACTTACGATGACCAGAACCAACCAGAGCAATCAACTCTAACTAAGTTTAACGGAACCACTTCACAACAGGGATTCACTAACTCTTCCCACCCATTAGATATCCTCCAGTTCAAACCTGCTATTAGAACCAAAGTAATTTGGGATGCTATCTTCGCGGGGACCAACTACACATACACTTCTAATTTCGTAGAGAATACGCTGAACCGGGTTTACTATTTAGGTAGCAACTATGCCTCACCCTTTTCTGTTCCTGACATTAACTTCTCTGCTAATACAAAACAAGGTCCTACACTAAATCCTGTTATTGGTTTTCCACCATTGAAAATTCCGATAGGGTCAGTTATTGAAAACTATGGTAATGCCTGGGATCCTATCAACAACTGGTATAAAGTCCCGGTAAGTAATCTAACTTATAACTTCGAGTTAAAACTTGCAGCAAGGGTAACACCGAATCCATTCTTTGTAACTCCGAACTTCAATGTTCTGCTTAGGATGAATGTAAAGCGTAATGGTGTTGTAGTTCAAACTGTAGACAGAACAGTTCGTCCAGACAAGGTGATGATTCCTGCTATTACTAAAACAGTATTACTTTCTGTTGGTGGAACAACCAGTCCTACTAACTTTCCAGTCTTTACTGGTTTAAGTCTACAGCAAAACGACTTAGTAGAATTCTACATAGTAAACATTGGTAATCAATACGACGTTTTCCAATTAAGATTCGGCGGGACTATCACGTTAACTATTCCTACCCCGCAGACTTTAGATCCTACTGGTTTTTTGCCTGTGCAATATAAGCAACTGGAATTCATTAAAGCGATAAACGACCGATTTAAATTAGTATGGGAACCTGACAAAGACAATCCTAACAACTTCTTGATCGAACCCTACAATGACTGGGTAAAAGGGGGAACACAGAAAGACTGGACTGACAAGTTAAACGAGAATTCTGACATAGCAATCCAACCTTTGTTTTATACCCAACCCCGGGAATTCATCTTTAAGGATTCCGAAGAGGGAGATTTGTATAACAAGAACTATCAGGATTCCTATAAAGAAACCTTTGGCCAATACAATATTGATTCTGGTATAGAACTTATTACTGGCGTTAAAGAGATTAAGTCTTTATTTTCTCCTTTGCCATTAGCACCTTTAGGATTATCTACTAAGTTTTTAATTCCCCACTTTTGTTTAGACACCGAGGCGCAAAGACAACCTATGCAGATTAAACCGAGAATAGGTTTTTACAATGGTCTTGTTGACGTGCCCGATTCAAGTTTTAACTGGTTTTTAGACAACAACGGAACACCTGTAGTTCAAACAAAGTATCCGCTGTTTTCTTCTTTCGACACTTACCCATTTAATGCAGATTCATTTGACCTTAACTGGTTAAACCCTACTCAGTTTTGGGATAAGCAATTTGTAGGATTTGACGGCAGAACAGAACAAACAGCATTCACCCAATACTGGGCTAATTGGTGGGAATCTCTATATGACCCTTATTCCAGAATTATGGAGGCAACCTTTGCATTAGATGTAGAGGATGTGCAAGGTCTATCGTTTAACGATAAGATCTTTGTTAAAGATTCTTGGTGGTTAGTTTTAGAAATTAAAGACTTTGTCCTAAACGCCAAGAACAACGTGAGAGTTAAGTTGCTTAAGTTAGGTAACTTGGGAATTAACATTACTGGCATTTCTGTAGGAATAAGACGTTACTTGCAGTCTGGTATTTGTTTTTCAGAAACACTTTGTGATGCATGTTGCTGCTTAACTTACTCCGCCCCGGTTTATACCGACGGGGAAACCTTTGCAGATTCATCTACGGTTAGTTATGATATAGCGGGAGACCAACCAGTTCTGGACGGTTACTATTTCGATGGTGTAGATGTTTATGTTGTATCCTTTGGTAATATCCAAGCAGTCGGAACCTGTTCTGGTTGTGACTGTGTGCCTGGTGGTTTAACAGAATTTAACAACGTTTGTGTAGGCAATAACTTCTGTGAAGTTTGCTGCTGCTCAGTTGGTGAAATTTCTATATGGGGTAACGGAGCAAGTTTAGAATTATCAAGCAGAGTCTTTTCAACCGAAGATGGTGCACCCTTAACCCCAGGCTTATGGTATAAAAATATAGGGGATGGTTCAGCGATTCAAGTTGGACCTGATGGGACTACAGTAATCGGAATAGGATTATGCACAACTTGTATTTGTAATCCATTAGAAGACAAATCAGAGTTTGTTGTTGCCTCGGATTCTGTGTCTGCATGTTGCATCGAGGCACCTAATTCAGATGGTGTGCAATCAATGTATACAAACACTGGGGTTTTGCAAACAGCAACCGACTTCTATTACGATCCTTATGAGCAATATCCAGTAGGAGGGACCGGTTCAGTTTACGTTTCTAACGGACAATACTATGTAGATGTTACAGGTCCTACAGCGGGCGCTACAGGCAACTGCGTGTTCCCTGCAATAGGTTGCACAGGACGTAGCGAAACCATAGTATTCAATGTGCAGAACGCAGGGGCAACCGCCGGGGAGATAACATCTACCTACTATATTTCGTTCAATGGGGTTGACTACTTCTATAACGGACAGGATTTTGATTCTGGATCAAGTTTCAACGTAAACCATTATCCAACTTATGCAACTGGTTCTAATTTCCAGTATCAGTTTACTGTTCCTGCTCCTTACACAGGTTCTGCAGAGGTTAAGTATTTTAAAAATGCAGTGCTATACCTAACAGATAACGTGATCACTCCTGCCAGTTACAATGGACCAAACTTAGGACCAGTGGGCGCAGATACTTGGAATGTAGACGTAACAATTCAGATTAACTAAACACTTAACCAGAAAAACATATTTAAAATAAAGCACCATAATGGCCCAAGACGATTTTAAAATAAAAATTAGTGCCGATGGAATTGATAAGTTAATCAATTCGATGGAGGAACTAATAACCTTGCAAAAGGAAATTATAACCAACCAGGCAAAAACCACACAAGGTGCTGCAAACCTTGCTACCGCTGCAGACAAAGCAGGAGACGAGTTAGGTAAGGCATCTAAGAAAGCCAGCGGATTCGCATCTGTTATGGGCAAGATTTCTAAGAGTGCGGTTAGCGTAGGCAAGGGTATCGTGAATGTCGGTAAAGGTGCAGCAAGTGCTTTTGGTAAAGTTGCAAAATGGACGGGTGCAGCAGCAATATTCGGTGCGTTTACTGGTGCACTAAAAGGCTCACAAAAGGCAACGGATCTATTAGGACAAGGTTTAAATATCCTGAACGGATTGGTTGCTAATGTAACAGATGCGGTATTTAAAAACGTAGAAGCTATAGGCAAACAAAATGGTGGATTCGAGGCAACCCAGAAACTACTGGGCGGTGCATTGAAAGTTGCCTTGAACATTTTGATTGCTGCACTACAGGGCATTAAGTTAATTACACTTGAGGTTCAGGCAGCGTGGGAAGATAGCATATTTGGTTCTGGTGACACCAAGAAGATCGAGGCACTTAATAAAGAAATCGGCCTAACTAAAGAAAAAATAGGAGAGGCGGGCAAAGAGATTGCTAAAGGCGGAAAAGAAATTGCCCAGAATTTTGGTAAAGCGGTTGGTGAAATTGCGGATGGTTTAACTGCAGTAGTAGATGGTGTAACAGAAGGTATTAAGAATACCGATTTTAAAGCACTTAACAAACAAGCAGAGCGTGCAGTTCAGTTGCAGAAACAAGCAGCATTGGCTGAAGCAGCCAGGCAAAAGATACAACTTGATTATCAGGCAACTCAGGAAAAACTACGCCAACTTCGTGATGACGAGACTAAGTCTTTGGGTGATAGACTTAAAGCAAACCAAGATCTATTAGCATCACAGAAAGAACAGGCAGAGAAAGAGAAGGAGCAGATCAATATTATCATTGCTGCTGCAGCCGCCCAATATGCACTAACTAAATCTAACGACGACTTAGTTAAACTAAAAGCAGCACAGTTACAACTTTCAGAACTTAACGAACGTATTACTGGTCAGGAAACTGAGGCACTGCAAAACCAGAATACACTGACCAAGGAACGCATCGATCTACAGAAGAAACTTAATGATGCAAGATACCAAGCAAGTCAAGACGAAAAGCAATCTGCTCTGGATTTCGATACCGAACTTAAGAAGATCCGGGCGAACACAATTACAGATGAGTTTAAGAAGGCACAAGAACTTGTTAAGATTGAAAAGGACAGAATAGAAAAGCAAAGAGCTTTAGACAAAGAAGCATACGATAAGAGAACAGGTGAAATAGATTCTGAACTTAAAAGACTGCAAGATGCAGGTCTAACAGAAACTCAAGAGTATGGAGATCTACTAACCCAGAAGTTAGAACTGGATACAGACTATAACGCAAAGGTTAAACAACTTGCTCTGGACACTGCCCAGGTTCAAATAGATGCTGACAACGCTGTAGCAGATAACGACAAGAGAACTACAGAGGAAAAGAAAGCAAACGCACAGGCACTTTACGACGCCGCAGTTGCTGTAGCAGGACAGACTTTAGCAACTATTGGTGCTATGCAAGAAGCTGCTAAAGCAAGAGAATTGAAAGCAGCAGGTGAAGATGCAGCAGCAAGAGAAGAAATCGAAAAGAAATATTTTGAGCAGAACAAGAAACTGCAAATAGCAGAATCTATTATCTCTACTATTACTGGTGCAGTTTCAGCATTTACCTCAGTTCAGAACCTAAACAAGATCGCACCAGGTTTAGGTATAGCAGTCGGCGGTGTATTAGCAGCATTGGTCGTAGCAACTGGTATGGCAAACGTTGCCCAGATCCAAGCAACACAGTATGGCGGTGGTGCTGCAGGTTCTAAGTTTGCAGAAGGTGGTCTAATAAACGGTCCTTCACATGACAGTGGTGGCGTTAGAACATTCTCTGGAGAACTGGAGGGCGGAGAATTTGTAGTAAACAGAAAAGCAACTATGGATTTCTTACCGCTACTCGAAAGCATTAACGACCAAGGTAATCAGAATTCGTCTATGATGTCATCCCAGCAGTCTATGCAACAACCTATTGTTAAAACCTATGTAGTTGCCTCTGAGGTATCCTCGCAGCAAGAAGCAGATAAACGTATCTCCGATTTGGCAGCACTATAATAAAACATACTTACCTATATGAAGAAAAATGTAATTGACTTAGAAATTATAGAAGAGATAGAGGAATCTGGTGTCGCTAAAATTTCGTTAGTTGATTCTCCCGCTATTGCAATCAACTGGATGGCTTTTAAGCAGGAGGATTTCGTAATGCCACAAGGTGGTGAGTCAGAAAAAGATTTTATACCCCGTTGTGTAGCGGTTAACATTAAAGAAGGCAAACCAGAAGATCAGGCTGTAGCTATCTGTTACTCGGTTTGGAAACAAGAGCACGGAGAGGAAAACTTCGAGTTTGATCCATCTGCTCTGCCTGCTTACATAGACGAATTGGTTAAGAAAAGACCAGGCCTGGTAGAAGCTAAAGTAGAAGCAGCAGCTGAAGGAAACATAGAGGTGTTAGGTTACCCAACCAGACATTTTGAAGTGTGTCCTGGTGCTATAGCAACATTCACCCACTTGGTGGAAATGCCTATAGACGATGATACTGCTGGTATGATTAGAGCAGCAGCCCTACAAGCTGACCGCGTATTTGAAATAGAAAAACAAGTGCTCGAGGCTAACGAGGCTAACGAGGCCCAACTATTAGAGGCTGGACTATTGGTTAGAGATTTCATAGACGTTATGCACGAGATTGACGAAGAGACTGGTATGATACACGACGTTACCTACATGATGGGTCACTTAGAAACAATAGCTTCTTACTTGCTTGAACCAATGTCACAACCTTTAGAATTTGCAGACGTAGCGGATCTTAAAGTTGGAGATGCAGTATCTTGGAAAACAGCAGATCAAAATCCCCGTGGTAGAATTAGAGACATTGTAAGATCTGGAGATAAATTAGTCCCAGGCACTTCGTTTGCTATCTCTGGTGACGAACTGGATCCAGGTTACATTATCGAGATCTACGAAAAGCAGAACGGTAAGTGGGCACCGACCGGAAAATACGCCGGGCGTAAAGCAGATTCTATTCTTAAAAACGTAGAACTTTGGAGACAAGTGTTTGCTTCTGAGGACGAACAGATTGTAGTTGGTATTGCAATGGTTCCTGACACAGAGATTATTCGTAAGGACGAAGATGGCAAACCCTACTACGTTAAGTTTTCTAAAGAGGTAATTGCCAGAATCTCTGAGAAGTTTATGAAAGAGCTACGTAACAGAGAGACTAACATACAGCACAAAGACAATAAGGCTGGTGCTTATGTAATGGAAACTTGGTTGGTAGAGAACGAGGACGACAAGATAAACTCTGTTTATGGCTTTGAAGCACCAATCGGGGCATGGGCAATTAAAATGAGGGTAGAAGATCCTAACACTTGGAAGATGATTAAGGCAGGTAAACTTTCTGGATTTTCTATCGAGGGTTCATTCTTGGACAAACAAGACTACGAGGCTTACCAACAGGACCGGGCTAAATACGAAGCAATTAGAAAGATCTTAAGATCAGGTAAGTAAATTTTTCTGAGGTAGGAAATGTCATGCCCCAGTTCTTCTCTACTTACTCAAGATAACACCCCAAAATAATTATCAAAACTATATGAATTACTATCAGTCTAAACTTAACGCAATCAAGATCGCTCTTGGACTCGAGGTTAAACTTGCTGAAGCAATTCTTTCTGATGGAGTTACAAAAGTAGAAGCAGAAGCTTTCGAAGCAGGCAAGAAGATATTCGTTGTTGCCGAGTCTGGAGAAAAAGCACCTGCACCTGCTGGAACTCACGTCACAGAGGATGGCACTGAAGTTGTAGTCGACGAAAACGGCGTAATTGTAAGCGTAAAAGCCCCTGCGGCACCAATCGATGAAATCGAAGTGGAAGCAGCAGCTAACGAAAACGTTCCTGACGTAATGGATGAAACCGTTGAACCAGGCGAGCCTTTGACTATTAAGCCAGAGGAAATGAAAAAATTGATTATGACCTGTATGGAAGCTATTGAAGAAGTAGCTAAAGAGGTTGCAGTCGTAAAAGAAGAAATGGCCGCTTACAAATCTAAAATGGAAAAGATGAGTAAGACTCCAGCTACTTCTAAACTGACTACTTTCAATTCTGAAGCTAAAGAAGAATTTTCAGTTCTTGCATCACGCTTGGAAGTTATCGAAAAACTCAAATCTGCTAACAAAGCAAAAAACAAATTCTAAACCTTAAAAAAACCCAATAATCATGTCTTTTAATTTATCAAACTTACCTGCTTATATAGATCAGCTTGACGGAAATTTGATTTCTGAGGCCCTATTAAAGCCAACCTCTTTGCAGGTTATGACCATTTTGGCTGGTAAAACTGCAGGAACTTCTGCAATTAACATTCTTAACTCTCAAGCGGATATTCTTGATACTGCTTGCGGATTCGGAGCCGGTCAAGTTGGAACCAACGAAACTATCTTCGAACAAATCGACTTGGTAGTGCAGTCGAAGATGCTCAAGGAACAATTGTGCCCCTCCTCCCTCTATGACGTGTGGTTGAGTTCACAACTTTCTCCTACAGCTTACTTAGAAAGTGTGCCCTTTGAACAAGCAATTATTAACAACAAAATTAACAACATCGCCCAGTATGTAGAAAATACTATCTGGCAAGGTGATGGTGGAACTTTGGATGGTTTGCTTGCACAAGCTACTATTGCTAACGGAGCAATCGGCGCTACTGGTGCTGGTATTGCAGTTCCTTTGGTAGTTGCTACTGCTTTCGATACTATCTGGAACATCTACGGAAAACTAAGCAACGCTCTTAAGCAAGAGAATGACTTGGTGATGTATATGTCTATGACTAACTACGCTATTGCGGTGCAAGCTTTGCTTGATAAGGGCAACGCCTTGGTGACACAATACCCCAATGTTTCTAACGCTTCTGGAGACGGTCTAATGAGCTTCACATGGCCTGGAACAAGAATGACTATCGCAGGATTACCTGGACTTAACGTGAACAACCACATCATTGTTTACCCTAAGAAGTATGTGTTCTTCGGAACAGGTCTTTTGGATGACGCTGACAAATTGACCATGTATTATGACCCATCAGTCGATGTCGTTAACGTGCTTGGAAAATTCCGCATGGGAACAAGTGTATACGCATCACAGGGTGTGTCTACCATCTAATTGAATTGATCACGGGAGGGACTAATAATCCCTCCCTTATTTAAAAAAAACAGAAAACCAAATAATATGAGCTGTCAGTTAACAAATTCTATAGCATTAGATTGCTTAGATTCGATAGGTGGTATCAAGACCTGCTACATCAGCACGGACTTCGATTACACTTCAATTACTGCTGGAGCTACTGCTGGTATTACGTCACTCTCTGGAGCAACCGGGCAATTCTATGAATTCGCACTTCCGAAAGATACTGGGGGGGTCACTGAAACTTTTAACATTTCTCAAACAAATGGCTCAAGTTTCTGGGATCAAGCCTTGACGATTAATATCCAACACCTATCTTCAGCTAAGCGTCAGCAACTTCAGTTGCTTTCGTATAACAGAGCTTCCCGCGTAATTGTGGAAGATTCTAATAATGTTCTATGGTTTATTGGACTTACCCGTGGTTGCACAGTTACTGCTGGAACTACTGTTACTGGGGTAGCACCTGGCGACGCGAGTCAATACACCCTAACAATATCCGCTCAAGAGCCAGAAATGATGTATCAAGTTGCATCTTTGTCGGCTTTGACCGGATGCACAATAGTTCCTGCCTAACACACAAAAAGGCAGAGTTTATTATATGCTCAATCGGGCCGGGATTTTTCTCGGCCCGTGTTGTGTCATCTGTAGGTGAAAATATACTTCTATAAGATGTTAAACCTCACACCGAACACAACTAACAATTTAATTATCTATGCGGACACCGTTGGTGCTGATTCCGTAGGTAATTTTTTCCTGTTTGTGTTTACAAACTCTTATTCCCGAGAAACATTTGCTGTTAACCCTACAGTGGTTAGACGTAATGCTCGTTTCGTGGAATTGGCTGTGGAACTGGTAGGAGTAAACGAACTAAACGATCCCTACAATGGGAAAGTTTATTTGTATCCAGATGGCAACTGGGAATACCAGGTGTTTAACACATCTGCTCCTTCGTTAGATCCAGAATATCAGCCCTTAGCTTGTGCAGTCTGGAATACGGACGAAGATTTCTGGAATTTTACAAGAACTGTTTGGAATGTTTGCCAAATTACCTATAAAATTATAGACAGGGGTCAGGCATTCTTGCAACCAATTGTCGACTGTGAGAACGAGATACAGTTTGAACCATATACGCTTGCTAATAACGAATTCCAAAGCATTGTTTATGTGCAGCAAGTTCCTCTTTACCAATTCCCTTGCACTATCGAGGCAGGGACAGTATTCGAGGTAGATAAAAACATAGTGACTTATTGTCCGGAGGTTGTCATAGAGAATGGTGGCACCCTGTTGATAGATTCTCCATTCCAATTGACACAAAAAAAGGCACCATTTGGCTATTGCTAAAAGATAATTAACAAAATGAGCAACGCAAAATTCATAGTCGGCACAACGGGAGGCCAGATAAATTTCTCCCTAACTAATTCACCCGAAATTCCACCTGCTGGTTATGTGGCAATGTATGGGTCTACATCCGGTTCAGGAGACAAAGTTTATCTAATAGATTCTAACGGAAACTCTGCACTTATATCTGGTTCGTCTGGTTCTTCAGGAACGTCTGGAACGTCGGGGGTAAACGGAACTTCTGGTGTTAGTGGCAGTTCAGGAACATCGGGTATTTCTGGTTCTTCAGGCACTTCAGGTAACTCAGGTTCTTCTGGAACCTCGGGTATAGACGGAACCTCTGGGGTTAACGGAACATCTGGTGTAAACGGAACCAGCGGAGTTAATGGAACTTCTGGTGCTAATGGAACCAGTGGTTCTTCTGGACAGTCAGGTTCGTCTGGATCTTCAGGTTCTTCAGGAACCTCGGGGCAAACTGGTTCTTCTGGAACATCTGGTGTAGATGGCACCTCGGGTGTAAACGGAACAAGTGGTGTAGATGGAACTTCAGGTGTTAATGGAACCAGTGGTTCTTCTGGCACTTCTGGGGTAGACGGATCAGGCACTTCGGGCACTTCGGGTATTAGCGGTTCTTCAGGAACATCAGGCACCTCGGGTATAGATACTGCTTTTGTTACCATCAACAACCAAACATCTTCTTACGGATTGGTAGTTGCTGACTCGGGTAAAGCAGTTACAATGACATCTGGTTCTGCTACTACTGTAACAGTTCCTCTTAACTCTTCGCAGGCTTTCCAAATTGGTGCCCAAATTCTAATTGTTAGAAGTGGTGCAGGAGCAGTAGATATTGCTGCAACTGGAGGAGTAACACTAAACTCTGCACAAGGTTATAAGAATCTTAACTACCAAAATTCTGCAGCAACCCTATTGAAAACTGGAACTGATACTTGGTATTTGTTCGGAGACTTAAAAGCATAATATGATACTATCAGGAATAGGTATAATTGACTCGGCTGCAGCAGCTGCTTTACCACCAGTAGAGCAACTGTTTACTGCAAATGGAACGTGGACATGCTGTCCTGGTGCTACCTATATCGAAGTAGTAGCTATTGGTGGTGGAGCCGGTGGTAGATCTGGTGGTTATTGTGCTATGGCTAATCCTTCAAGATTTCCTGGTGGCGGTGGAGGAGGAGCAGGAGGAGTTATAGTTTGTTCTTTAACTTCTGGTTTTGGTTCTTCACAATGCGTTATAATTGGAAATGGCGGAGGATCTAATACTGCCGGCGGATCTACGTGTTTTGGAGCTTTAGTTGTTGCAAACGGTGGTTCAATTGCACCAGCTCCAATTTATTCTGCCGGTGCTGGTTCATCTACTTCTGCTGGTGGTGCTGGTGGTTTATCTTCATCTTGCGGTGGAGGATCTAAAGCATGTGCATTTAATTCTGGAGGCGGTGGATATCTCTCACAAAACGCTGGAGAACCTGGGCAAGCAATTTCAGCAACTCCCGGGGGTGGTGGAGGAGGCGGAGGTAGAGCTTTATGCTTATATGGATTATTAGGTTGTGGTGGAGCAGGTGGAGCGGGTGGAACTATCTGTGGTATTACTCTCGGAACAGGTGGAGCAGGCGGACAAAACTACGAATCTTCAGGATGCAATCAGTCTGGTTCTAATGCGTCTGGTTATGGAGCAGGTGGAGGTGGAGCGGCTTCTAACGATTATATTAATACAAGAAATGGTGGTGCTGGAGGTTCAGGGGTTATGAAAGTAATACAATATTTTACTGCTCCTCCAGTTGTCCCAATGATGATACAGTTTAACACCAGATATTATTATACCCCAACTGCAAGTGGTGACCAACCATTATCTACTGAATATTATTACAACCCAAATATCTAATAAAACATGGCTTTTATACACACTAACTACCTAACAGGAAACGATACTACAGGAAACGGTTCTACAACTACTCCTTACAAAACGGTTTATAAAGCAATGCAAGTTGCCGTTTCTAACGACTTCATTAAAGTTGCTGGAGGACAATGGTCTGCTAACTTGTCTGGAACGTTTACATTTACCCAAAATTCTAACGTTATTAACACTTCGGTTTCCCAAGTAGGAACAGTTTTGGTAGACGATATTCTTTCATTTGAGGACGGACAATTTGGATTTGATAAATTCCACATCAAAGTTCTTGCGGTTACTACAACTACTATTACAACCTGTATGTTTTGGCCTATGGCAACAACTACAGTTAGCGATGTTAGAAGAATAGAAACTTACCACTATTCTTCTTCTGGAACTACCTTATTTGAAACCTGGTCTACAACTGATGTTCAGCCAAACGGAAGAACTGGTATTACTATCTCTGGAGGTTGGTCTAATGATTTTACAGTTCAATTGGGTTGGACAGTAATAAGAAGAACCGGTCAACCAATTGCCACAGCAAACTCAGGTAACGGTTTTGCTTTTACAGCAACTGGTGGGGGTTTAGGACAATGGGGCACAGATCTAATTTGGGATCGCTTTATGGCACACACGAGTTTCTTATGGTTGCCTAACGCTGGTGCTTCAGGTTCATCATTTGCTTTCAAAGAAATTGCTTTAGTAAAGGGTAGCACTAATAGTTCACAGTCGGTTTATTTGGGTATTTGGCAGGCAAATCCTTTAGTTCCGTCTGTGATTTATAATTCTACTCCAGGATCTAACTCTGGTATGATTGCTTTGAACGCTGCACAAACTGTTAACAGTGACAGACCAGATGTTTTTGAATGTGATGTTTATGCAACATTAAGCACTAACGTTGCTGGTCAAGCAAATACTTCTGCCATAGCAGCTTTTGCTATGGGTTCAGCCCAGCAAAGGGAGGGATCTATCAACCAAATTAATCTTAAACTTAGATACGATAACCTTACCCTTACATCTAATACTAACTATGTAAATTATCCAACATCTGGAACTATAGCAGGTGCAGGTGGACAATACATAAAGAGTTTTATTTTTTATTGTAATCAACCCGGTGTTGTTTATTACTCTTTATCAAACGTAACTTCGCAAATCCAGGATATTCAGTTGTTAGGTCCTTACGCTGCACAAACAGGATTTTTTCCATTAACCTCAGCTGGACAATTTATAGTTGATTTAGAAGCAGAGGGAATTACCTTAGACAGTCTACGACCAATGGTTAACTTTTATTATAACACAAGTCAGGTTTTTCCATTAAATTATTTGTGTCAAACTAATTTACAAACTGTTCAAGTTAGAGATGTTGAAGGTCTTAAAACAATGGATGGTTACAATAATCTATATTTTAAAACTGGAGGGGTTCTAAAATTACATTCAGGATGTTCAGGTTCTACTAATTCCAGCACTGTAAATCTATACAAATTAATTGGTGTATTAGATAAGCCGCAAGTTCCTTTTAGCGTAAATTTTACACTTAAAGTAGATGCTGGAGCAGAAGCAAACTGGGATTATTTAGCAGTTCAGTATGGGCCAAACGTAAACCAAGTAGTTGAACAAGCCTTAACTCCTACAGATACCTTTGCTACTTACACTATAAACATTGATCCTGCTACGTATACAGACTGGACTAAGTTTTCGTTCCCTATCTACTTTGGTATTAGATCTAAAGCAGCAAATATCTATGCTTCAGAAACTCCATCTTATGCCTACATACAATCAGTTTCAGTTGTATAATAAAATCTGTAACAACTCAAGAAAAAAACATACTTATACTAAATGAGCAATTTAACCGGAACTTCGATATGCGCTACCTACGGTGGTGTGCTGAATGTAGGGGCTGCTGGGCTTACCGGAGCTCTTGCCCCAGTGACTGATGGATTTGGAAACGTATTACCCTTCGAGGTTTCCAACACCACTATTAATTTTACAGGTAACGTAACTGGTGGACCGATTGGTCCTACTGGTGCATCGGGAACCTCTGGCACTTCTGGAACATCGGGTGTATCTGGTTCTTCTGGAACCTCTGGTGTTAACGGAAACTCTGGAACTTCCGGTTCATCAGGTAGTTCAGGATCTTCGGGAACTTCAGGTTTGAGCGGTAGCTCAGGATCTTCAGGTAGCTCAGGATCGTCAGGTAGCTCAGGATCTTCTGGTTCTTCTGGAAGTTCTGGTTCTTCTGGTAACTCCGGTTCAAGTGGAAGTTCAGGTTCTTCAGGTAGTTCTGGATCATCAGGATCTTCAGGCAACTCTGGATCAAGTGGTAGTTCCGGATCAAGTGGTAGTTCAGGGTCGTCAGGCAGTTCTGGATCATCAGGTTCATCTGGTTCTTCTGGAAACAGTGGTGCAAGTGGTTCTTCTGGAACGTCGGGTGTAAACGGTTCTTCGGGAACTTCAGGTGCTGATGGATCTTCTGGAACCTCAGGTGTTAACGGATCATCTGGAACCTCTGGGGTTTCTCCTAACCAGAATTTGCAACAAACACTTGCACAAGGTAATTTTACGGGTGATTATGATATTTACAGTTCGGAATACATTTTAGCTAATGCTTCTGTACAAACTTTTGGTTCTGCAACAGGTGCTTATATTGGCACAACTGCAGGTTTCCCTTATATTGTTATAGGTGAAAATGAAATAAACTTTGGTGGTGATGCATACTTTGCTGATAATTTAACTTTTGCAGCTTTAGCAACCCCTTCAGTTTCATTACTAACAGTTAACAGTTTAGGTATAGTCGGTGTAACAGGTTCAGGCGGTAGCGGAAGTTCGGGATCATCAGGTTCATCTGGTTCTTCTGGAACCTCTGGTGTTAATGGAACTTCAGGAACTTCAGGACAATCTGGATCCTCGGGTAGTTCAGGATCTTCAGGAACATCTGGACAATCTGGATCCTCTGGTAGTTCAGGGTCTTCAGGAACTTCAGGCCAATCGGGCTCATCAGGAAGCTCTGGATCTTCTGGAACTTCAGGTGCTAACGGTTCTTCTGGAACATCTGGTAGTTCGGGTTCTTCTGGAACCTCTGGTGTATCTGGATCTTCTGGAACCTCTGGTCAATCTGGTTCTTCCGGAACCTCTGGTGTAGACGGATCAGGAACCAGCGGAACATCTGGTGTAAACGGAACATCTGGAACCTCTGGTATTTCTGGAACTCCAAGCCCAATTTCAGTTGTTAACACAAGCACTTTAATTTCTGATGCAATTGGTGCTACTGCAGGGGTTACTACTGATGCTATTATCATCGGAGAAAATGCAGTAGGCACTGTTAATAACGCTATAGGTTTTGGTGCTGCTTCAACCAGTGGCGGTATCAGTATCGGTCCTGGAACAACCTCTTATACAAACACACAAACAGTAATTGGAAATAGAGTAGTTCCTGTAAATTGCTGGGGTGGTGGAGTTGCTCCTGCAATTATAGCAATTGGAAGCTGTAGCTTGGTAGTTAACCAGTGTTCAGCTTGGAATGCTACAGACGTTGGATCTATCAACATTGGTAACAGAATTACTCACAGCCATGCGAGTGCTGGTATTGTAATTGGTAACTTTTTAAATCAATTAAACACAGTAAATAACAATCCCCCATATAACTACTCGATCTTAATCGGTCAAGAAAGTAACAACTATTCTGTTTATTCCATAGTTATTGGTTCTAATTCTACTAACTGTGGTTATGGTTATCTTTTCGGAAATAACAACCAAAACCAGGGTAATTTTTCTTCTACATTGATAGGAGATACTAACTACAACAGTGGAGCAAATACTACAGTTTTAGTTGGTTATAATAACCAAGCTAATGCTGGAAACTGTAATGGTGTATTTGGTAGAGCCAGCTTTGTTTGTCACGATAATGCTTATGTAATTGGATCAGGTTTAACTTCTGAAAAAGTTGGGGCTACTCACGTTAACCACTTAATTGCTTTCGGTCAAGGTGCTTCTAAATTCCACGCAGTAGGTAACATTACTGGTAACGTAACTTTGGATTGGAATAACGGTAACAACCAGTCAGTAGATTTGGTTGGAGCAGTTAACCTTGGTTTAAGCAATCCTATCGCAGGAGCTAACTACAGCATTACTATCACACAAGGCGGTGTTGGTTCTTACTCTATTACTTGGCCAACTATCAAATGGGCAAATTCAGTTCCTCCTACATTATCAACAACAGTTGGTGCTGTAGATTTAGTAACACTTCAGTATAACGGCACTGATTACTTCGGTGCATGGGCAGTAAATTTCGGATAATATGTCTTTATTTGGTTCACCTACTTTAATCTCTACGGGCGGCGGTTCACAACCAGTTGTTAATGATTACACCAGCGGTGGTTGCTGGTTCTGTTGCCCAGGAGCAAAATTAATCCAAGTTATTACCATCGGTGGTGGTGGAGGAGGCGGAGGAGCTAATGATACTGCAGTTGCAGGGTGTAGCTGTCCTTCTTTCTATTTTTCCGGTGGTGGTGGCGGACAAGGTGGTGGTATTTCTGTTTGTTGCTTTCCTGGATGTGCAGTTCTTGCCTCTGGCCCTGTTACTGTAGGTGGTGGTGGAGCAGGTGGAAGTAACGGAAGCAATGGTTGCAATGGTGGTAACTCCGTTTGGTGCGGAGGTCCAAGTGCTTGCCTCGTTGCTACTGGTGGAAGATTCGGTGGAGGAAATGGTTTAGTTCCTAATGGTTCTGCATCTGGTGGTTTTGGTTGTGGTATCGGTAACAACAAATGTGGTAACACCGGTGGCGGTGGAACCAACGGTAACGGAACCAATGGTAGTAATGCAATCACTTTTACCACAAGAGGTGGTGGAGGTGGCGGTGCTGCCAGATGGTGTGCAACACTTCCTACCTGTTGTGTAATTTCTAATCCTGGTGTAGCCTCTACAGCTTACGTATTTACTCTACCTCAAACAAGTATAGATTTAGTTTCTAAAGGTGCTGGAGGTAGAGGGGGTAACGCTTCTTTCGATGGCGGTAGAGCTTCAGCTGGTATAGCTGGATCCTCTGGATTTGTTAGAATAATCCAATACTTTTAAAAGTTAAACCATCTGGTTCCAATAGGAACTGGACAGTTTTCTGAGGCATCTTCTATGCCCAACTTAAACACCGTAGCATAATAGTCTTGGTGATTCTTAAGTAAATCCTGAACTTCCTGAGAAGGGGTCAGGTATTTCATGTTTTTTAAGGCATAGCCCAATCGTTGTTCTGACTCGGCAAGCGGAAGGAAAAATGTTGAGGGACCAGCGTTAGGATTTGCTGCTCTGGCATGTAGTCCGTAGGAGTCAATTCCCAATACCTCGTTGGCAAAATACATTAGACACATAGCTTTTCTCCGATCGAAAGAGTCTACTCTCTGATCTATATTTTGCAAAACTGGAGTGTCTTTAACTGCCAAGTGTAGGATGTAGTGTGTTTCTTTGTACTTGGCCAGGTATTCTTCGAGTTCGTGTGGTGGTGGATTTCTGGTCCAAGATCTGGCAGATGGTGTAGAACCACCTGTTGATTGCACTACTAAAAGGGGTTTGGGAACCTGAATCATAGCATTAAGTTCGTCAGCTTCTGGTCCGCTAAAGAAAAGCAATGGTGTTTCTTGTGTGCACGGGATAAACATTTCCTCACACCAGATCTTAATAAAGTGGGTTGGGAAGTTCTTAATCCATTTTACGTTTAAATATGGATCGTGTGCATACACTTTGTAATCTGGGTTACCGTAGTAGTCCTGCCAAAGATATGGTGTAGCAAACGGAAAATTCTTGTAAACATCTGGGTTATGTAGAAATACTTCTGGGTAGCCAGACACTACCACGATTTTCGACTTTGGATACGCTGTTTTATAGGAACGAATAACAGCAGTAGCCATAATACATTTACCAAGTCCACCATTAATATGAAATACTAAATTGCCATTTGCTTTTTCGGAAGTGTCATATATTCCGTTCTTAACCTCTTTTGTTTTCTGTTCCATAAGTTTTTTAATATATATATTATACTACAAATTGCAAATTTATGTCATCTTCACCAAAAATTATACTTCTTTAAGATATGGAAGCAAAACCTAAGTTTAATCCGATTATGAAATTCTCGCAAGAGGTTCCTAATCCTGTGATGCCGACTATTTTCCATCAAAGGGGGCAACCTTGGATTAATTTCGGAGGGGATAATCTTTATCCCAATAATGTTATCACACCTATTTACAATTCTTCGGCAATGGCCAGAACTTGTGTAAACTCTAAATTGGTTTACACAGTTGGCGAAGGTCTAAGAACTAAAGATCCAGAATTGGAATACATTCTGAAAAGAGCTAATCCGATCGATGGTTGGAATGATATTTTTTCTCGTGCTGCTTTAGACCAGCTTATTTACGGCGGCTTTTACCTCCAGATTATTTGGGACGAACTTGGCGAAAACATTGTGGAAATCTACAACATGGATTTCAATGATGTTAGATCTGGAGTTATCGATAAAGAGACAGACAAAGTAGAATTTTACTGGTATTCGTCCAATTGGGCAGACTGGAAAAAAGCACTTTACAAACCAGTTTCAGTAAAAGCTTTCGATCCTGCTAAGGCAGATCTATACCCAAGACAAATACTTTTCTATCGTAACTATAACCCAGCAGAAAAATACTACTGTTTGCCTGACTGGTCCGGATCAATTACAGCTGCTAACGTGGATATCATGATTGATTCATTCCACTGGTATAATCTTCAGCAAGGCTTAGCACCTTCTTTGTTTATCAGCATGAACAATGGTATTCCTGATCCTGCTACCCAACAAGAGATTTACCAAACATTAGCTTCTACGTTTAGTGGTGTAGAAGGTGCTGGGCGATTCTTCTTGAGCTTTGCAGACAACAAAGAACATGGTACGGAAGTAGTTCCTATTGCTGCTGAAAACTCTGACTATTACATTCAACTTTCTCAGCGAATTTCGCAGTCTTTGTTAACTGGATTTAGAATTACCTCGCCTTTGCTTTTAGGTATTAAAGATCTCGGAGGTGCTGGTCTTGGAAATAATAAAGATGAGATGTTGGCGGCTTCATCTCTATTTACAAATACAGTAATCATACCGCTACAAAAAAATCTTCTTAAACTGTTTGATCGTTTGATAGGTTACTACGGATATGATACAGAGCTTTACATTGAACAACTGAAATTGTTCAATGACGATAACGAGCAAATCGGGGAACAAACAGTAGACGCAATCCAATAATATGAGCACAAGAGTAGCATTATTCGTCAGTGAACAGGCTTTAAAGGCCTATACTTCGGTTAACGAGAACGTAAGCCCGAAGGATCTTATTCCCTATGTCTTACAAGCACAGGATTCAGAATTGCAGTATTACTTGGGTTCTACGTTTTACTTTGAATTCCAAAACCAAATTCTAAACAATACGGTTACCGAGGAAAACCAGTTTCTGTTAGACAACTATATTTCCAAGGCTTTAGTGCAGCTTGCACTGATGCGTGCACTCCCATTCTTAAAGTATAAAATCTTTAACCGTTCTGTAGTTTCTCCTAAGTCTGAGAATGCAGACGGGATAACTTTAGAGGAGTTACAGTTCTTGCAGCAAGAGTGCAGAACTACTGGAAACCAATATCTCGAAAGGATGGTGTATTGGGTGCAACTTCATCCAGAATCGTATAGGACTTATTTCTCGCAGTCTGTAAAAGATGGAAATTTTCCGTCGCAGCAGAATCCAATGTATGGCACTTTGGTTACACCAACTATGCCTTATGCTTGGAAAAAGAGATATGGTATTACTAACAACCAGACTACATTTGGAAATGGATTTTGCCCAGAGTGTTTGTATCCTAACTCTATGGGTCCAGGAACAATATTCTAATGCATGAAGCAGATTAAAATAAAACTGTCTAAGAGTTACAAGAACTCTGAGGCTAACGAGGAAAAACTTAAAAAATACATACATGAACGATACTATACAAGTCCTAAAGGGCTTAGGAAATGATCCAGTGCCCTACGTCAACACCGGGGTATTTTTGGGAATGACTGCAATGGATTGGGACTTAGGTCTTAAAGTTTTACTTGGAGCTGCATCTATTGTGTGGACCTTTTTGAAAATGTATTCAGAGCTAATTAAGATTCGTAACCAAAAGAACGAAACAACCAAGGACCAGGACGATAAATAATGATGGACTTAATCCTATTGCCATTGTATTCTTAGTCCTATTTTTACATTCCAAAACCCCCAGTTTCTGGGGGTTTTTTTTGTGGGATA